TTGCACCCCGTAATAAAACCGTGTAGGAAGTGCAACCACCGATAGTGGACGTAAAACTCTCTGAAAATCATGTAGAGAGAACTAGCGACTGCAACGCATAGTTTTTGAATATAAAATGCAAATATAAATTATGTAGGTGTGGGATCACCAAGAAGATAATACACCACAGGTGTGGACAAAAAGAACAAACATGTAAAGTCCGCACCAGCACATGCTGCTGACTGGATGGTCGTGTACGCAAGCACGTCCGTGGAAGTTGAATTGGCAGCGGTCAATGTCAAGATCGCTGCTTCTTCGTTGGTTCCATCATCAGACGAGCCCTCAATGTAATTATCCCAATTGACAAAGGAAAAATTCCTGTTGAGATTATTGGGGAGAGAGAACTGAACAGTGGGAGCAACTCCCGCTGAAGATACTACTGCTCCAGCCAAACCATCTCGCAACTGGTAATACTCATTGAACCGCGACGCTTTAGTGGATGCACTTGCAGACGCCAAGATTGTCGCCGCTTGCGCACCCCAGCGATTGGATGCAGTTGGTCCACCTCCATCAGTCACACGCACAACTCGGATGTCATCGAACTTAGCAACAGGATTACTCACTGTAACTATAAAGTTCGTTGAACCTCGGTAGCCGCAAAACATAGCGGACACCCAGGTCATCATGTGCATCGTGTTGAATGCGTAATCAGCTGTGCCAGAAGCCGCTACAACCTTGTTAGCTGTGGGACCCATAGCAACAGGAGTGTAACCTGGACAGTACGGCATACGGAGATACGACTTACGATACAACGTGGTGGCATTGCCCGTGCCCGCTGAACAGGGATACGTGTCAGCAATCTGGCTTCTGTGAAGTAGCTTGCGCAAAGACAGGACTGCTTCGCCAAAATTGAGACCGTACCTGTCCGGGTGCGGTGCTGGGGTCGTGCCGAAAACAACACTTGAGGGAGCTGAAGATTCATCACCCTGCAACTCAAAGAAAGACGGTACATATGAAGTTCCACCATTCGACACCCAACCCTGCGGATTGGCAAACTCAAAATCGTCACCCCCTGACACATAACACAAAATACGCACAGAAGAAGGAGTAACAGGAGACTCCAGGACATTGAATACACTCATCGAGATCATACCGTTCGACGCACCATTGATTGGAGCAATGGGGTCACCCGCATTCCAATCATCATTCTGGGACTGGGACACACTGAGCCATGCCAGAGCTTGGTGATACGGTACCTCAATTGTGATCTCGTCCGACTCTGCCAGATCCAAGATGTGCGTGTACACTTGGTTTGTCTCAGTAACCGTCGCGCTGATGTCATTGACAGGATCAAACGCAAACTTGAGACGCCCCTTGTGATACTTTGTCGCTACAACCTTGAAACGAAAACGCAAAGAGCCCCGCCAATGCTTGAACAATTGCGATATATACGAGAGCGGTGTGTGGTACGTTTTGTAACCAACAGTTGCCGCAGACGCATTCTGGACAGTGAAATTCACATTCAATGACGGCGTCACGCGCATGTTCAACAACTTGTCATCCACTGGATCAGTCGTTGCCCATGTGGTAGTAGCAAACAGAGACTCCTTCTTCTTGAGATACGCCATAGACAACTCATCACAGCCATCCAAACCAAACAACTTCGGATCGATAGACAACTCAGTCTTCGGATCAAGCGCCAACTTCTGATATGGCACTGAAATTTCCGAAGTGGCCAGATGGGGTGCGGACATACAATACACAGGATCAACATTACTGATATTGGGCACGTTTGTGAAACCAAAAAAGGATGCAATAGAACTCACTGTTCATGCTCCAATCTCAGTGGCTCGCGCCAATGATCCAATGACTGGAACGTCGACCAAATAGGACGCAACGTTAGCAATCGCTGTCGCTGGTCCTGAGATAGGAGAATCACCATACTCATCACCTTGAAGAGTGAGCTTACTGGTGGGACCCATCAACTCGACGTCAGTCATCCACGCAAAAACACGCACAGTCACAGACGTAGACGCTGAACTCAACGCAGTAGACAAAACAGCAAACAGATCGAAAGAAATCTCGCCAAACGAATCAACGTCCGCATCACTCGTGATATCCAACCAATTCTTGTGATAAAAGAATGGTAAAACCATCTCACCACCGGAACATGTGGAAGCATCG